GGCAGGTACGACGGCCAAGTGGCCTTGACGGCCCCGTCGGCGTGGAACTGCATCTCGCCCCCACGCATCTGTGGTTTCTGGCGCACAAACAGCATTGTCTCGCCCACGGGCGCGAGAGCCGTGATAAACTCTAAAAATTGCACGTTGCCTCCTTTGCGCCGCCCCTGACCGGGCGGCGTTTTTATTTGCCGTAACGCGGCATCGTCTTGATTCCACAGGCCAGCGGCAGGCCAGTGGCCCAAGCTGGCGGCGTAGTCATCACCCTACGCACTTCATCCTCACTGCCACCCTCGACGACGATCTCGTCGTGAACGTGCAGCACCACACCATCTAACTGTCGCAGCGCGTAGCGCAGCAGGTCATTGGCAACTGCCTGGGTGACGTTCTCGCAAGCCAGACCGCGCCACAGCCGGGCGCGGGGCCACTCCTTGGCATCCTGGGCAGGCTTCCAAGCTGCCTTGGCGTAGCTGATGCCGTCCTCCTCTAACCGGGCAAACGGGTAGCACAGCACCCGGCCCGAGGGCAAAGAATACCAGAGATGCAGGCCGTCGAACAGGTAGGTAACCCGCCCGGCGGTGAACTCCTGATTCTTATTCCGCATCGCCCTGGTGTACTGCTGCTCGAGCGCCTGCCAGAAGTTGACGGCCCACTGATTGTTGCGGCGCCATGCGTCCACCATGCGCTTGGAGTCGGCCTCGGACAGGCGCACACTGTAGATGCGCGCCATCGACGCAAACGCGCCCACGCCGCCAGCGAACCCGCAGGCCAACTCCTGCACCTTGCCGATCTGGCGCTGGGCCGACTCGCCGTCGCGGTCGTACTCGGCCTTGATGTCGTCGTAGGTGCGCTGGAAAGTACCGGCGGCATTGACGATGTAGGGGTCGAGGCCCGACTCAAACACGTCTAGCTTGGCCTGACCTGTACCAGACAACCAAGGGTTAACCCTAGCCTCAATGGATGACCAATCCGCAACAACTAAGTGTTTACCCTTGGCTGGTATCAGTGCAGGCCGTAACATCCCCCGGAGGACATCGGTAACTCGCTGGCCGAACTTGGGGACGATGGCGTGACCCCGGCACATTGCAGCCCTAACATCATCAGGACTTTTCGCGCATTTGCGTGTGAAATTGTGTACCTGCGCCCCGTAGCTACTTGCACGACCTGTAGCTGACCCTCCGGCAAAGACGAAGGCGCCTCGGACTCGGCTGTCCTCAACGTCGGCGAGTTGGGCGAGTCGGGCGAATTTGGCGACCGACGACGCCCAGAGGTCATCGGCGCACTGGATGATTTCTTGGACATCTGGCGGTACTCCTTCACAGTTAAGCAGGTTGGCTCTCACGGTCTTGTCGATGCTCACCTTGTCGTCCTTCTGCATCAACGCTCGGGCCTCGGGGCCGACTCTGTCCCAGACCCACTGGCGCATCTTAGGCGACCGTACAGAGGTCAACTCACCATTGGACACTTCCTTAACAATCTCGGCAATCTCAGTGGCCTCAGTGGCGGCGTAGGACACCGCTGCGCGGCACAGCGGCACATCGACCAAGACGCCCCGGTCGTTGATGCGCTCGTTGACGTGATAGTCGGCCAGTTCCTCGTCGGACAGTGGCCGCATAGCCTGACTGATGGCCCTCATGGCCCGAACGTCCTGCTCACAATACTGGATCATCTCAGCAGTCAACTCAGCCGACTCTTGGAAAGGTGGGACGCACATCTTGCGGATCAAGGCAGCGCCTCTGTGATCCTTCTTCATGCTGGCGCCCATGAACCGGCCCACGTCCTCCAGCGACCCTGGCGCACAGTTGGCACGGGCCTGCGCGGCGGTGCAGTAGAACTGCTCCAGCGGGATGTTGACCTGCAAGACGTACCATAAAATCAAACGCTCAAAGGCAGCGTTGTGCGCCATGATGCGGTGGCCGGTGAAGTCAGGTAGTGGGCCTGTCGTCCACGTCTGCACCTCACCATCATCGACGGCGTAACTCATGCACAGCACCTCGGTCGTGAGGTCTTGCGCGTAGTTGTAGACGCCTGCCGACTTTAGGTCACAGGTGGAGCGGGTTTCAAAATCAAGCCAGATCATTTTCCAATGCCCACTCTTACGAATGGGCATCAGAAAACGGCTTACGCTGCCGCTAAGCGACGACGGCGCCCGGCAGGAGCCGGAGCCTCAACCTCTGGCTCACCTTCCATGCTAATCCACTCGACAACCTCAAAGATTGGCGTGTAGATTTTGCCGTAGGACTTGTGCTGGTAGTGATCCCGCTTGAGCATGACCACCGGCACGGGCTTGGTCTGATCCTTCTCGACCTGCTCGGCCAGCGCAGCGGCGATGGTCTGGACGCCGCGCTTGCCGCCCACCGAAGTGGTCGTAAACCGCGCTTCCATGCCAGCATCGTCGCCGGTCAAGCACTTGAGGCTCATGCCGATCTGCTGCTCCCAGCCCTTCTTGGCGCCGGGCGGTGCATCGTCGATCTCGGGCAGCGGCTGGCTGACCGCGACCATCTTCTCGCCAAGCACCTCGCCGTCGCCCCAGGCAATATAGCCGTGGACAAAGGAGAAGGGATTGACGGCCCAGGTCGAGTCGTCCTCGACCTCGGTCTGGTCTGCGCCGAAGACCCAGTGACCGCCCTTATCCATTTTGAGGATAACGACGCCCACCGGGCCTGCGCTTGCGCTGATGCTCTTGAGAGCGCTGGAGAGAGTACTGATAGCTGGCAGACCAGCTTTGGAGAACACTGAAAGATTTGACATTTTTTACCTTAGCTTAGTTTAGAAAGACGGGCCAATTGCTTGCCCAACAAAAGCACCTCGGGGCGCGGGTCATCCGCGCTTGCCAGGGTACTACCCGAAGAGACAGCGACAACCAAATCAGTCGGCAAAGCGATCTTGCGCTTTTTGAGCGCCTTCTCAGCCTTGGCCGGTGACAATAGCGAAGTCTCCATCACTTCAGATTCTTCAAGGCCCAACGCAAACAAGGCAACCTTGGCCTTGTCCTCGTCAGTCCATTGCCTGATTGCCCTCTTGGCAACCAGCTTGTAATCGGGCAGTCTAGCACCCGACTCCAGCATTGACAGCGCCAACTCGCGCAGGCTGGAAATCCAAGTCTCCAGCAAATCAGCGTTTTTTAAGTAGGTGCTAATCAAGCCCTTGTCGAGGTTATCCAGCGTAGTCGCCAGCGCCCGGTCGGCAGCGCCTGTCATCTGTGGGCAGATGGGCTTGGCCGGGCAGAACCGGCAGTGGTCGCCCACCGACAACTGCGCGTCAGGCAGCGCCGACTGCTTGACGGCCTGCACCAGATCACGTTCGAACGTCCGAATACGCTCGGGCGTGGTCACCCAGCGCCGCACCGCCGGGGGCTGGATGATGACGCACTCCACCTCAGTCGCGCCTTCAAACGCCCAGGATGACTCAGGCGTCCTCATGGCGGCAGCAGCGTAGAACATCAACTGCTCGTTCTCCTCGGCGGTCACCACAACACCGTCGCCAAACTTCCAGTCCAACACGATGGCCCGGTTGCCTATGCGGCCAATCAGGTCGGTCGAGCCGAACACGCCCGGCAGCAAATCACCAAAGCCGACCCGCTGCTCCGTGTTGAAGTTCATCTGTTCTAAAGGGTCAATTTCGTCGAGCAGCGCCAGCGCCGTCTTCAACTTCTCGCAGTGGTCGTCGTCCAACACGATGCCGTTGAAGGTCTTACCCAGCAGGCTGTAGGCGCTGGCGTCACCGTCGTTCACCAGCAGGTCAACGGCAGAGTGCAGGGCCGTGCCATCGGCCATGTACTTGTTCTCGACCTGTGGCGGCATTTTGGCGACCAGGGCCACACTGCCGGGGCAGTGGATGACCCGCTTGGCGGTCGAGCCGCCAACGATCTTACTGTGGATCACTGTTGTACTCCAGGGCTTGCAGTTTGCTGATGAGTTCGTTGATTTGGAACACGGAATTGTTGAAGTCTTCTTGCGCCTTTGCTTTTTGGGCTTGCAGCGCGGCGATCTTCTGGGCGGTGGGATCGTAATTTTCGGGCACGTTGAACTCAATGTCTTGTTCGCAAACCAAGGTCAGGTTAGCCGTGTCTGGTGTGCGAAAGCTGTAAGCAGCAAACGTCCCCACCTTGTCAAATGAGTACTTTGAGAAGTACACATACATCTTGATAACTTTTTTCATGGACTCTACTTTCGTTGTTACCCGGAATTGGGTGAGGCCATCATAGCACATAAAAATAAAGCTGCACAAACTTTTTTTCTGTGTTAAAGTTTGGTGCATGGAAAAACACATCGAAGCCTACCTAATCAAGCGCGTCAAGGCGTTGGGCGGTGTAGCGTACAAGTGGCGCGGCCACGGCGGCGCAGCCGACCGCATCGTGGTGCTGCCCGGCGGCGTGGTGTGGTTCGTGGAAGTCAAGACCCTCGGCGGTCGGCTGTCCGCGCTACAGAAAGTCTTTGCCGCCGACATGGCGCGGCTTGGGCAGAGGTACTGTGTACTGTGGACAAAGGAACAGGTTGATGCGTATATTGATAGCGTGTGAATATAGCGGGTCTGTGCGTGATGCGTTTATACGGGGGGGGCACGACGCAATGTCATGCGATCTGCTGCCGACCGACGCGTCGGGGCCACATTACCAAGGGGATGTGATGGACGTGCTGAAAGATGATTGGGACATGATGGTGGCGCACCCGCCCTGTACGCACTTGGCCGTGTCGGGCGCACGATGGTTCAAGGACAAACAGGCCGAACAGGCCGACGCCCTAGCTTTTGTGCGCCAGCTACTGGACGCGCCCATACCGCGCATTGCGCTGGAGAACCCGGTCAGCATCATCTCCAGCCACATCCGCAAGCCCGACCAGATCATCCAGCCGTGGATGTTTGGGCATGAGGCCACCAAGACAACCTGCCTGTGGCTGAAGGGACTGCCGCACCTGACGCCGACCAGCATTGTTGGCAAAGGCGCCCGACACATTACCAAGTCAGGCAAGAGCCTGCCCAAGTGGTACAACCTGCCGCCCAGCGCCGACAGGTGGAAAATTCGCAGCGCAACTTTTCAAGGCATTGCTGACGCAATGGCAACACAATGGAACTGAGGCCATACCAAGAACAGGCAGTTGACTTCCTCTACGAGAACGACCGGGCCATGATCCTCGCCCCGGTCGGCGCAGGCAAGACCGCCATCGCCTTGTCGGCTATGGACGAACTCATTAGCAAGTGTCTTGTGGGCCGGTTCCTGGTGGTGGCGCCGCTGCGGGTGGCCGTCAGCGTCTGGCCGACCGAGGCCAAGCTGTGGGCCGAGTACCGCGAAGTGTCGGTGGCGGTCGGGACGCCCAAGCAGCGGCTGGCTGCGATTGAAGGGTCAGACGCCCAGATCGTGGTGACCAACTACGACAACCTGCAATGGCTGGCCGACCATTGGGACAGATCATGGGGCTTTGACGCTGTCGTGTTTGACGAGTTGACCCGGCTGAAGAACCCCTCTGGCGCCAGATTCAAGGCTTTCAACAAGGTCATCACCGAGGTGCGTACCCGCTGGGGTCTGACCGGCAGTTTCACCAGCAACGGCCTAGAGGACGTGTTCGGCCAGTGCAAGATCGTCGATCAGTCGCTGCTGGGCCGCAGCAAGGGCGCGTTCCAGCAGCAGTACTTCTTCTTGGTCAACAAGGACTTTAACCAGTGGGAGCCGCGCCCAGGTGCGCTGGAGCAGGTCATGGCGCGGATCAAGCCAGCCACGTTCGTGCTGGAGCCGGGCGAGTACAAGGACAAGCTGCCTCCGCTGCACACTGTGCCGGTGCGGTTCGACCTAGTCAACCGCCAGCCCTACGACCAGATGAAGAAGGAGTTTGTGGCGCAGTTCCCCAACGCCCAGGCGGTGGCCGTCAACGCTGGTGTGGTCACGGCCAAGCTGCAACAGATGGCGTCTGGGTTCGTGTACGGCGACTCGCCCGTCTGGTTCGATTCGGCCAAGTTCGACGCCCTGGACGACCTGCTGGCCGAGAACCAACACGCCAACACCATCGTCGCCTACACCTACCGGGAGGAGTTGGCCGAACTCAAGCGCCGCTACCCTCGCGCCGTAACGCTGGACGAGCCTGACGCCATCGAACGCTGGAACGCTGGCAAGGTCGAACTGCTGCTGGCCCATCCTAAGTCTGCCGGGCACGGCCTCAACCTGCAACACGGCGGCAGCAAGATCATCTTCTTGTCGCTGCCCTGGTCGCTGGAACTCTACGAGCAGACCATCGGGCGCCTGCACCGCAGCGGCCAGCGGCACGACGTGTGGTGCTACGTCATGGTGGCGAACAAAACGGTAGATGAAAAGATATGGGCGGCGCTCCATGACAAACGCGCTATTTCTGACATTGCACTGGAGGCACTGAAGTGAACCGAATCACACAACTCAGGGCTAGGCTCAAAGCAGCCCAGGCCGAACTTTTGATCCGCACTCGGACGCACAATAGCGCGTCACGGGCCTACAACAAGGTGGTGGCCCACATCGCCGAACTGGAGAAGAGAATTGATAACTTGGCGAAAATTTCAAACTGACCTGCCCAACTACAGTGAGTCCGACCTGCTGGCGTTGCTGGATGAAGAGCAGACCCAACACCGTAGAGTGACCATGCTGGAGCGTATCCACCAACGCTATTGCACCCTACGTTCCAACCGAGAACGGCTGGAGATTCTGAAGTTTGGGAAGAAACCATGAACTGGCTGGCGGCGGGGTTGATCGCCCTAGTCATGTCCACGGCCTACTTGCTTGACGGCCCGTCCGAAGACGAGGCGCGGGTTGATACGGTTGAGGAGAAGATTCAGAAAATGTGCGGCGAGAACGCTGGCTGGAAGATGCTGGCAGACGGGTCGGTGCAGTGCTTTACTCACCGTGGTTTCAAAACTCGAAAGGTAACGCTATGAGTGATAGATTGGAATTGACAGAGCATACGGTTTACATCTTGAACGGCATCAAATTACTGCCTCACTACACCATGCCAGTGTTTGTGACGCCGGGGCATACACGGCTAACGCCATTAAAGCCGTGGACGGTGGAGGAGCTGCAAGACGCTGGTGCTGTTGAGAGCAGCGCGTTCTTGTGGCCTAGGCATACCCTGGCGTATGGTGGTCACTATGAATGACAACGATGACTATGAACTCGCCAACTGGATGCACCTGATTGCTACGGTAATCCTGGTGCTGTTTGCCGTGACAGGTATTGCTGGCTTGGCTGGATTTTTGTGGGGGATGCTATGAACTCCGAGGACGATGAGTTTCGACGAATTGAGGCAGAGGCCAAGCGCCGAGCAGCGCGGGACGAGGACGATGACACGCAGGTCTACGCCAAGCCATGCATAGGAAAAGACCCTCGCTGCCCGTGCCAAGACGGGGATGCGTGTCATTACAAAGACTGCGGTGGCACGAAGGCATTGCCAGTAGCACAGCCAGAGCAGGAGCCAGACCGCCGAGCCTTACAAGCCGCAGGCACCCACCCCGCGCCGTGTGCTCGACACTGCGAAGCCAAGGCGTTTGAGATCGAGATTCGTTGGTTGAAATCAATGCTCTACACCACCCCACCCGCAGCACAGCCAGAGCCAACCCCGTGGCGTGACATGATAGTGGCTACCCTAGTCCGAGAAGGCATCGACAAGCACAAGGCAAGGAAACTTGCTGACCACTTTGCTGCACAGCGCCCGTGGCAGGGTCTGACTGATGAGGATAAGCAGACCGCAGTCTGGACAGATGGGACTTTTGGTGGTGGCGCACTGTGGGCGCAGCAACTGCTGAAGGAGCGCAATGGATAACTGGCCCTTCCCCACCGAGTTGCCCAAGCCGCTGCCAGCCAAACCCATCCCATTCAACCCAGAAAACTACGAGGATGCGCCGTGGTAATGTCTAAACAAATCCGGGACGCCTTGGCCCAATCGCCTGATGGCCTGACTGCCAAGCAACTGGCGCTGATGTTGGGCGCAGAGCCATCAGCAATCAGTCGTTCCTTGTCGCTGATGCCTGACACCTATATCGACAGGTGGGAGAAGTCGAGAAGCAAATATGCTGGCGTCCATTGCCTAGCCTTTGTCCCAGAAGATTGCCCACACCCATGACGCCTACATTTAACACGTGGGATAGGGCGACTCTGGACAAGTTTGCGCTTGAAGCCTACCTGCGGCTCCAGCAGCAGCAAGACCAGCTAGAGCAATTGCGGGGTGACTTGCGGGATGCGATTGAGGCGTACCGGGTACTAAACAAAGGGTCTAGTTCCTAGCTTGTCAATGATGAGCGCCTGACGCCGGGGTAGCAAGGCTGCTGTGTTTGGGATACTGATGTGCGTCCAGGCGTCAAACTCTCTGATGATCTGGTCAAAGTACAGCCCGTGGCTCATGATAGCGCGTACAACTTGGTCAGGCGTCATGCCGGGTACACGAATGTCAGCAGCGCAGCCTAGCCGGTGCTGAGAAGTGTCTTTACTGCCCACTGAGTCATTGACGGCCTTAGACCGAAAGGCCGAGTTCACCATGATTGGCTTGCCATCCAGCTTGGCTTTTACCAACTCCAGAAACTGTGCTAGTCGGGTCAGGTTTGCCAACTCAGCAGCATTGGGGGTGTTGTCAAACTGCCGATGGCTTGTCATCGTCAACTCGGCAAGGCTAAAGTGAGGCGTCATTTTTTACTCAGCAAATCAGTTTTGGCTTGGCTCCCAGCGCTGCTGCCAAAATAATAAGCAATGATGCCCGTCCAGGCTGTGCCTAAACTGCCCAGCATCATCAAGATAGCCGGGTTGCTAGAGTCGATCTTGTTGAAAAACATCATAATCATGATGGTAAAAAATCCAATAGTTACAGCAGCAGCCAGTATTGGCGGCATCACTGACCTAGTGACTGACTGCATATCCCTGGCGCTCTTGCGATCTTCAACTTCCAGCTTTTCAAAATTAAGGCCAAGTTCTTGCGCCTGCTTTTGCAGTTCAATCTCGGCTAATTTCACTTGAGCAATCTGCTCTGCGCTTAATTTGTTGCTGCTGATTAGGTCGCCCACCTTCTCGGGGTCAACGCCAATCGCTTTGCTAATAGCTGATACTGCCATGCCAGCCAAGGGGCCACCAAGAGCAGTGGCAATCGTAGGTGCAATTTGTTTAAGCCAGTCCATTATTTCTCCAATAAAAATGACAAATTTGCATGGCGAGGGTACTGCACGACACGCTCACCTTCGGGGCATTTGTATTTGATGGTTGCTAGTAGCGTGGCTGTGCCGGGTGCAATCTTTTCTTTTCTCACCATTGTCAATTGGTACGAAAAAGTATCAATCTGTGGCCCTGCGGGGCCGCTGAACTTGCTTGCTGTTGTTGTTGCCTCATGCACCATGCCCGATGCGTCACGGATGCTTGGGGTAAAACTTTCAACAGAGCAGTCATCACGCTTTTTGATTCGGGCTACTGTGACGTTGATGGCCTGTCCAGCCGCTGCTGTGATTTTAAAATGCTCTGGCGACCACTCCAGAATAGCCCGGTCAAACCAACCAAACTTATCGGCAAGCGTGTAACCGCCACCAATGGCTGCAATGCTGGCTGCGACGGCTCCGATGGCCTTGGTCACATCTATCATTTGTCTTTACGGTTAAAAATCTCAAACAGGCTTTTGACCTTTTCTTCCAGCACGGCGATTTTTATGTCCATCTTAGCCAGCACAATGATGAGCGTAATCAGCGCCAGCAGCATGGGCCAACCCTTTGCCAGTGCCTCGAAAAATTCCATGATTAGCGGAAAGTGCCATTATTGATAGCGTCCATCATCGCCTTGCCGTACCTCTCCACCGCCGCCTTGGTGATGACGTATTCACCGCCCTGTAACGCCCCGTAGCCATCGTCCGGCGCAGGAGCGCGGCCCATCAAGCGTTCGGGCGTGACCATGCCGCCTTGGTTGTAGCCTAAATCAGCAGCATCAGCAGGACTGCCGCCACTGATTCCAGTTCCAACACCACCGCCAAACCCACCGCCAAAGCCAATATCAGCGCCAGCAAAGCCACTACCCGTTGAACTTAGAACTGGATTTTCTCCAGCATACGGGTTAAACGTAGCCGCCCGAGTCTCAACTTGTGCGGGATTCAAAGACACTGAGGAACTGGGAAGAATACCGCTCAACAAAGACGCAAGGAAGTTATTGGACTGTGGGGCTGTAGCTGTTGGGGCGTATGATTTCTCACCAGTTTGGAACGCTTGTTGCGGGGTGTTTTGCATGGGCGCGTTCATGCCCGAAAGTTCACTTGATCTAAACGCTTGCTGCGGCGTATTTTGCATAGCTGAGTTTCTGTCTGCAATCTCACTTGTCCTAAACGCTTGCCTAGCCTCAGACATTTGCTGGTTTGCAGGGGCGTTTCTTGCCTCTGCTGCTTTCCCCATTGCGTAGTCAGCAACTTTGGCTAGACTAAACGCCATGCCAATGCCAGGAATCCTACCCAACGCAAAACCTAACGCTGGCGGCATTTCCCGCATGGTGTCTCGGAACGCTGACCTGTCTTGTGCTGGGCCTAGGCCAAGTGCATCAGGCCCAGACGGGCTGGCGTACTCTCTGCCCTGACCAAAGTCTTGCCCACCACCTCGCCCCATCTGGTTCTCCTGCCGCTTACGCAACATCTCATTGAAGGCATTAAGGTAATAGTTCATATCTTTAGCCCGTGGTTTCGCAAGAAATCTACAAACAGATAGGCCACACCAATAATAGCCGCCCAGATCAGACCGGCGAGTGTCTTCTCAATGATGGCCTTCCGCAGCCGCTCCATGTCGTTCTGCGCTTTGATGGCGTTCTTTACCCACTGCTGCTCCTCCATGTCGAGGCAGGTGTCGCTGCTCTTAAGCGCAACAAGCAGGTCGGAGATCAGCAGGGAGCGGTCTTCGGGTGTCATCTTGTCATCGCGTTTTGGTTGGTGGCTCTAGGTGCTATGCTGTTTTGCCCTGGAATGTCACCAGCAAAGCTAAACCCTGCTGCGCCAAGTCGCCCACCCAAAGAACTGGAGTACCCGGCTACGCCTTGCAGTATTAGACGCCGAATCAAACCTAACTTCTCAACGTCAGACCCTGGTTTAGCGTTAATTTTTGCTAACTCTGAGGATATAAAGTCTGCTTCTGCTTTGCCTAGCATACCAAATTTTTCTAGCGCAGGGCGCATCTGTTCGTTGAACTTTCTAATCGCCCCAGGCCCAGTTGCCATCTCTGAGGTAACTTGGCGCACAGCGTCAAAAACTGCTTTCTTTGCATCTGGCGAACGCTCTATGATGGGGGCAATAGCCGACCACCTGTTTATGTCCCCGCCATTGACGGCGTCCCGCACATTTTTTAACGCCGCAGAACTGCTGTCCCATATTTGATCTGCCAATGCCGCAGATTGGCTACTCACTGCACCGGCTTCTTTGGTAAGCGCTGCGGAACCAGCACGACCTTCGGTCAGCATTTTGTTAGCTGCTGCTTTTGCTTCTGGCGCCAGCGCGTTCAGCGGTGTGTTTAGCCCTTTGATTTTTGCGCCTATGTTGGCTATTTCCCGTTCGCTGTTTTGCAATGTGCTTTGATAAGCAATTACAGATGCTTTTACCTCTGGCACAGCATTTAAAAACTCACGGTTGGTTGTCATCCAAGTGCCAACTTCTTTGGCTGTTTGCTTAGATGCCAACTGATTAGCCGCATATTGTTGAGCGGCTTGCGTTGCTAACGCTTTGTCGCCAACCAGTTCCACCAAAGACGTAAACATTTTTGGTGTTGAGAAAAACGCAGCCGGTATTTTTGACGGGTCGCTGGCAAATTGCGTCAACGCACCTTTGTCAAGGCCGGTCAATTTAGTACCGGCCTTAGACCCAAACACTTCTAAGCCTGGGCGCGAATCAGCGTATTGGGTCAGCAGCCGAGTCTGAGCGTCACCAGCAAAATCTTTCTGGACTTGAGACACTAGGCCATAAAATTCTTTTTGCGCCACGTTACCAATGGCTTTGTAACCTTCGTCGGCCTCGCCCCTAAACGCTTCTCCCAGCATACGCCTAGCATCGTCAATGGCTTGGAAGGTAGGTTTTTCTGGTGGTTTAGCCGGGCCTCTGACAGACACAACACCACCGCCAACAGCAGGTTGAAACGCTACGGGAGCCTCACCAATTTTTGATGGTACGGTAATTTGGTCAAGTATCTTTTGATAGCCTCTAGCCACATCTGGAGAGTGAACACCGGGCCTTAGTTCGGCTTTTAGACGGTCTACTAATTTTTTGTACGAACTTAAATCAGTGACTGAATTATTTGCTGCTTCTAAGCCAGAAACAATATCTCGTACTTCTTTTTGGGTTTCGGTATACGCCGCAGACGCAGCCGTTTTTAGTTCGCCTTGGCGTTTAGCCGCTGCTTTTTGTAATTCTTCGCCTATAAGATTTAAAGGCCGGTTCTCACCAATCGTGCTGACTGTGCTTAACCCAGCACTCCGCGCTTGGTCTTGAAGTGTTTTAAGGTACGCCTGCTGCGATTGAATGTTGGCCTGTTGCCCTGGTACTTTTGCTAGTTCTGCTTCCGCTGCCAAACGCGCTTTCTGCGCTACTTGAGCGGCGTCTGAGTGCAACGCAGCCGCTCTTGCAACACCAGCAGCCCTTGTTTCCGCAGACCCTAACTCCATCGCTTCGCCAAGAATTTGCATGGCTCGGCCTGGGTCTTGCTCACCCATAATTCTGGACTGTATATCAGCAAGTTGTTTTTGTTCGGCAGGCGATAAGCGCCCGTCAGTAAGTTTGGCAAGCATTGATTTTGCAAAACTTATGGCGGCTTGTTGAGGAGCGCCAGAAACTGTAAACCTACCCAACTGCAAAGCCAACGGCGCTAGTTCGGGCGTTACAGCACCACCAGCAAACCTTGCTACTTCAGCCACTGGTTGACTAGCGCCCATCCCTTCAGCAACTTGCCCTGCTGTTTCGCTGGCTAAACCGCTAACGCCGCCGCTAAACGCGCTGGGTAGGCGACCCGTTTGTCTTGCGCCTTGAGCCATGATGCCTAGCCCAGTACTGACGGGAGCCAAATAAGGCACACTTCTAGTTGCGGTTGACAAGCCCTGCAAAATTTCAGGCGCTGCCACACCCATAGCAGTGCCAAACGCACCAGCCCCGCCTATGGCGGTCAATGGGTCTATACGGCTAGTGTCTTTCGGGCCACCATACTTTTGTTCTGCCATTGGGTTGCCAAAAGCAGCGTTGCCTTCTGTGGTTCCAAAAACAGGTAGCCCAAATTTACTGCGAATAGCTGCTTGTGTCTCTGAATTTGCGTTTGAAAAATTTGGGTCTTGAGGGGCCAGCTTGTCAAAGATAGCCGCTTTAGTAGCTTCGTTTGCGTTAACGTAATTTGGGTCAGTGAGAATTGATGCTAGATCAGCCATTTTGTACTCTCACTTGCCGCGCAAGAGCGGATTATTAGCGTCTACGCCGCCTGCTGCTGGCGCAGCGTTTAAATTTCTATATTCATAAGTTAAATCGTAAGCGTCTTTCATCCTTCCTTGACTACCCTTTAATTCATTAATTAAATTATTAAGGGCTTTCCTAACATCGGATGCACTTTGTTTTCTATCTATAGCTGCAAATGCATCAATAAGTAAAGAAATATCTCTGTTGGATGTGTTTCCTAGCGCACCACCAGTTTTAGACATATCACGCATATCTTGCAGTGATTGAAAACCGCCTTTAGCAACTATTTTATTATAAAGGGCTACTGCTGCACGCCCAGCGTCTGTAATACCCGGCGCCCTTCCTGCTGCAAACCCAGTAACAGAGTCAAGTCCTTCGCTATCTCGCAGTTCCTCAATGTCTTTAATAAACGCTGCTGATTTAGATTGATATGATCTTAGCGAAACAGTTGCTTTTGGATAATCAGCTTCTAATTGTTGTTTCATTTTTGGCGTTAAGCCTTCAATTGCTTTGGCTGGGGTCAAGCCCTCGGCTACAGCCCTTGCTTTGGTAACAATAATAGTTTTTGTGCGGTCTTTTGGATCAACAACTTCAACCGTTCCAGTGCCTGCTGCCCCACCAGCCCCACCGCCCTCACCGCCGCTAGATTTAGCCGTCAGTCTTGCCATTTGTGCAGCAAATTCTTTGTTGTACGCAGGCGTACCCGGTTCGCCTTTTAACCGTGCAAACGCATCTGCGTTTTTCATTTCTGTTGAAGGTGCTGGCGCTGCGGTTATAGGTTCAGTTTTAGCTGTTAATCTTGCAAGTTCTTTTTGCAGTCTGTCGTTGTATGCAAAAGAACCCTCTGGGCCTGATCCTAATGCAATTGCCCGTGCATTTTTTTCTTCTGTTGTTCTTGCTTCCGCAGCAACTACAGGGGGTTTTTCTTTTAGCCTGTAATAAAGTTCGAGTCCCTCTGGCGTTTCTGGAATCCCTGTGGCTCTCATTTCTGCAAGAGTACCAGTCGGCGCAGATACGGTAGGTTTGGCGCGTATAGCAGCTTCATAGGCTTCGTTACCTTCTGGCGTTAGCGGATAGCCTAAGCCTGTCATTATTGTTATTTTGTCTGGTGGCTTAACCGCTGCTGGCGCTGCCGCTGGTGCAGTTACACCAAGTCCAGTTAACCTTGGGTCATCACCTGGAATAGCCATTTGCCCAGGGCTTAAAATAACAGGTGGCCTAGGCTTCTGCCCTTCCAACACACTGTCAGCGGTAACAAGAAGCCTTTGCTGGACATTTCCATTCCATGTGTTAGGCATATACGGCGCAAGTTCTGGGTACTGATTCAAGACGCTTGTACGAAGCGCCATGTAACTTTCTGAATCATTTGGGTCTATTCCAGCAACTGCATTTCTTGTTTGTGCAACAGCATTTTTAACTTCGTTGGATCTGTTGACGGCGGCTTGCGACTTAGCTTGTTCAGCCAATCGCCGCTGTGTTTCGTCCTCACCTAACGTCTTGTAGACGCTCTGCCCCGCTGCGCCATAGCCCAGCAACTGGCTGCGATTGCTTTCGTTCAGACCCGGCAAGAACTGGCGCAAGGCGTTGCTCTCTTGCCGCGCCCTTCCATATTCTTCCATTTGCATTTTGGCAAGTTCATTCTCTTGCTGATACTTCTGCATCTGCGCCATCTTGTTGTACTGCGCTGTTGGATCAGGGGTATAGAACTGCGCCCCTTGCGCTATCATTTCGTTAAGGGTTGCCATAATTAACTTTCATCAAACAATTGTGAACCATACGGCGACACATTCATTCGGTTTGCGTATGCGATTTGTTGCGGAGAATACGCTGATTGTCTGATAGATGGATCCCTAAACAAATTCATCATCTGGTTGTTTTGGTATCCTTGAAGCGCAGCTTGTATAGCGTTGTTGTATGTGTTACCCGCACCGATCTGCCCAGCGCCAATGGCCTGCCCAGCTTGGCCCGTTAGGTTGCCAACATTGGTTGCATAGTTTTGACCGGCAGCGCCAATTTGAGTACCTGCTGTTTGCCCCAAACCAGCCATAGCAGCCAAGCGGTTGTAGCCAGTGTTGGACTGTGCCACCCTAGAGTTATACGCATCTAATGCACGTTGGTAATCTTCTTTTTCACCTACAGACGCTGCATTTCGGTTGTAATCTGAAATTGCTTTTAAAGCACCGCCAGAAAACATTCTGCCTTGTGATGCAAGTAATGCCTGTACGTTTCTATTGCCAGCATCAGTTAAAAACTTATTTGCCGCGCTTTGCGTATATTTTGATGGGTCATATGAAAACGCTTCTGGTTGTGCAAACGCACCGCCCTGCATCTGCCTAAGTGCATTCGTTCCTGCTTCAAACTGTGGCTGTAGCCGTGCTATCTCAGCCTGCCGTTGCTCAAATTGCAAATCTGCCGCACGGTTGGCTGCACTGGCCTGGGTTTGTGCAGCTTGTTGTTGACCGCTAGACGACAAGTAGCCACCAAGTAGCGATCCGGCTGCGGGTACGCCATATCTAATTGCGCTATCTGGATCCATTTTCAAACTCCTCAAAAGCGTAGAACTCGCGGATTTCGCGGGACACTTTACGCATATGCTCAAAACCACCAATCAAAAATGCGGTGGCAATATGTATCTCAATCCCAAAATTGCGGATGTGAAACGCCAAGTTCCTCAGATGCTTTTTGTCACTTTTGCACATCTCATTGGCGTCATGGAACCCGTTAATTGACGCCATGATTAAGGGTTGGTAGTAGTTGTAGTTTGCCACAAACCAACGGTTAGCGGGTAGCACAAACATCAACGACAAAAAAGCCCGGTTAACGTGTTCGTCTAGGATTTCAACGTCCTTGTCAATCAGATCGTCCCACAACTCTACTGCATCAAAAAAACAATTTACAAAGTCAATGGCATCTTGATGGCCTAAAAACCAACGCTGTTTGTTGGTTTTGCTGTCCTCTTGCCATTGAGCAGGCATTACTGGCATCTGTTACCTTAAGTCGCAGGAGTTTGCGCTGTAAGCAAACCGTTTGTAAAAGTCATGCTGCCGTCTGCGCCGAGTGCAGTCAGTTTAGCAGTCACGATTGTGGCGCTAACGCCAGCCGTGGAAGTTCCTGTCCCGCCGTTGGCTATAGGCAGGATACCACTGACTTGCGTGGTCAAGCTAACTCCACTTAGCGTACCGCCAAGGGTTAGGTTGCCTGTTGTGGTGACTGTGCCTGTTAGCGTGATGCCGTTGACCGTACCCGTGCCGCCTACTGACGTAACCGTGCCATTGCCTGTACCAGCACCCAGGTTGGCTCGCGCTGCTGCGGCTGAAGTGGCTCCTGTGCCGCCATTGGCTATCACCAAAGTGCCTGCCAACACTATCGCGCCAGTTGTTGGGCTGCTGGGCGTAAACCCCGTTGTCCCGGCGCTAAAACTTGTCAGGCCACTGGAGGCCAAAGTTATCGTCCCAGCGCCGTTGGTCACTGTGATGCCAGCGCCAGCAGTCAGCGTGTTCAGCGAATAGCCTGTGCCATTGCCGATCAGCAACTTGCCATTGGTCGGAATTGTGCCCAACCCCGTGCCGCCGTTGATTACCGGCGTGATGCCAAGGCCAGAGCCGGTGATTGTGTAGACGTTGTTCAGCCAACGAAACCATTGGGTCGTGATCTGCCCATCTTGGGTAAAAGCAACCCGAGGCGCAGGGATTTGGGTGACGTTTGACATACTAGCTTGACGTTGGACTTAACACCAACTCAGCGCCCATGATGGCAATCTTTACCGGGTCAGTGCCGCTGACCTCGTAAACCCGATCTCTGGATGAGCCAAGCCGCCGCCAGAACGTGCGGTATCCGTACTCACCGATCTTGCCCATGCTCGTCCAATGCTCACTTGACCAAGTGTGACCGCTATCGTCGCTCCAGCGCAACATAACTTGCGGGTCGTAGCCCGGTGTGGGTAGAGATGACTCGGTAACAATTTCAGCGCCGTCAATGTCTGGGCCAGAGTAGGCAAAGGTCACTAGGTATTCAACAGGGAATCCAAAGGCCGTTTCAACAATAATTTCATCGCCGCTTTCAGTTGCTAGGTACTCCCAATCAAACTCGGCAATCAGTTGGTAGCTTGGGCCTGCTGGTGGGACGTTTGCCAACTCAGTGATGATGCCCTCTGCGTCATACCCTGGCGTGATGCCCAGCCCTACGCCTGTTTCAGCGTCAAGCTGCAAGGTGTGGTGGGCCGTGCGTTTGAGGTTGTTTTGGCCTGACGGCAACGCCCTCCATGAGCGCAGCCACTTTTGGATGCTGCCGTTGTCAGCGTACACATCCAAGTCAAAAGCGTAGATGTTGCCGTTAACGTAGTCGCCAACCACAATTTGGCTGTTGAACGCCATCTGGCAGTTTGACCTGTGGCGCATGAATAGGCCATTGTCAAACCCAGCCCGTTCGTGCCATGCCTGGGTAGACACATCGTAAACCCAAGTGGCATTGCCGGTAGGGAATGTCAGGACGTAGAAAGCATGGCCTTCTTGCTGGTAAGTGTAGGCAATGGCGTCAGAAATGTCGCCGTATTGGGCAATGGCAAACTCAATAGCGTGGGTGCTGACCCGAGTGCCGGTGTAGCCATTGGCCCGGTAGACAATGCCTTGCCCTCGCGCATCTGCGCCTAGCCAGAAGATGCCGTTGTCCAACTTGGCAACAGAGAAGGCCGCAGCGCAGCCAATCTCGTTAAACGCGCCTTGGATGCGGGTCATGGGAAAGTCAGCAGCGCCAGAGTCGTACCACACCTCAACTGAGTTAGTGCCGAACAGCCAAATTTGCCCGTGGTCAATAATCATGCTGACCAAGCCGTCAGGCGAACCCTCGGCACTGGCAAAGTCAAGCGGGTCAACTGATGAACCGTCCAGCAGTTGCGTTAGCCAAAATATCTGGCTGTTTGGCTGAATGAAGACAAAGTAGCCGTCTAGGTAGCCAACGATTAGCGCACCAGCAAAGTCAACGTCTGTGATCTGGGCAAAGACTGCCGTGCTGCTGTTGTAGATGTAACCCGGCCCGTTGGCTGCAATAAACAACTGAGTGCCGTTGTCGCTCATGCTGACCGGGCCAGTGCCTGCTACCGTGCCACGCAAGGTGGCTACATAGGCCGTGGTAAAGCTGTAAAGTTCCGTGCCACTAACCACATAGCCAACGCCGTTGAACGTCCACAAGCCCCGTATTGGCCCTGTCCCAACCGTCACCAGCAAGTCAAGCCCAGGCGCTCGGTTCAAAAACCCGCCTGTCTCTCCTCCGTCTGGGACGACTTCTGGGAACAGGTTGACCATCCTGTTATCCGCAGCGTTAACGCTACGGGCAACATAGGCCGAACCAAGAATGGGGGTTTTCATTAGGCAACTACAGCGCCACGGAGTCCAACAACCCACCAGTCAGTGCCGACATACTGAAGCGTTACCGCATCTCCAATAGTATTAAAAGTGATTGTGGTTGCACTGCCAAGGTTGGTAGGAGTCAGAATACCAGTGTCGCCGCCTGCTGCTTCTGCAATATAAACAATTATCTTGATTTGACCTTGTGATCCGTCTGCAAGCGTTAGTGCATTGCCAGTAGCGGTTGAAGTAAAAGAAGTGGTAGATGTAGTTAGGTTTACAGCACCGGGGCCAGATAGGGTTTGTACAGCCCCTATTAAACCGCCATTTACTGTTAGAGCCGCATTAACTTTTAGCGTTTGGCTAGATGCTGTGGCGTTAAACGTGCCATACATCAGCGAACTTGCTTGATCTCCTGCGGTGTTGGTGCGGTCTTGGTTATTGACGTAGAAAGCGTTTGAGCCTGTCTCATACGTTCCAGCAAAATAACCTAAAGCTACACAACTACCTGTAGCAGCTTGCAATGTTCCCACGCCAACTGCGGTGTTTTTGCTGCCTGTTGCATTTGTAAGTGCAAGCTGTCCCACCGCAGTGCAGTCACTACCAGGAGTTCCTGATGTTAAGGCATTTGAACCAATTGCCGTGTTGTTGTTGCCAGCGGTAGCGTTAGCCAATGCAGCATTTCCAATAGCAACACAGGCTACAGAACCTTGAATAAATTTTGCTGCTGTAGAACCCACGGCGGTATTTGTGGTTCCTGTAGTAATTCCCAGCAAAGCTGACGCTCCCACAGCCGTATTTGATGCAATACCAGCCGTTCCCCGTCCTACCGTCATGCCTTCAATAACCGCACCACCTGTCAACGTGGATACGCCAGTTACGCCAAGGGTTGTGCCAACTGTAGCTAGACCAGTGAGCGCAAGGCTTGTGCCTGTAGCTGCGCCGATTGCTGGTGTCACCAATGCAGGGCTAGTGAATGTACCCGTGCTGACTGTTGGATTCGTGATTGTTGGCGTAGTAAATGTGCCAGTGCTGACTGTTGGGTTTGTAATTGTCGGAGTTGCAATTGCAGGGCTGGTAAACAGCAGGGTCTTGCTAATGCTTTTGGTTGTGCCAGTTTGGACAAATGGAACAATGTCAGCAGCGTTGATGACGGTGGCAACGGGCAAACCAGAGATGGCAACGGTAGTCATAATTAAAAATTCCCAGCGTAGATGTTGTAGCGTTGACGATTAGCGACTATGCCGTAGGGCATTGCCATTACATCGTCAGGGTTGTTGATGCGCTTGATGTTGCGCTTGGAGGTCATAGCAATTCGCTGCACCTGTGGGCTTGGCTCGACGCCAAACTCAGCGGCAATCTCACAAGCCAGATTGAACCTAAAACATCGTAAGTAGCCTGGAGGAAAGGACAGCGTAGTTGCCAGCACTGCTGGCTGCGTCAATTCTTCCACCGACACAATGTGCCATTCCAGTGGCGCAGTAGGCACAGGGTACACCGTCATCGTAATGTCGGGGTAGCCCATATTGACGTACAGCACCTGCGGGTAGGTGCTGGTTGTGTTTTTGACAGCAATGCCGTTGTATTGCTGTTCGTTAATTATTTTAATGCCATACGAAGTACCGTTTGAGGTATCTTTGAAGTAGGTGGCATCATCAACCAAAACAGGCCGGTTGCCAACAAAGTTACCTGTCGGGCCTAACGTGCGTGTAGCTTGATTTACAGGCCAAGTAAACACTTGGTCTTGCGTGGTGAACACCGACAAACGCTCAGTGTTCCATGAGTCGATCATCTGGTTGAGCGCCGACAGTGCGTCAGCAGACGTAGCGGCTGAAGGTGTCTCAGCCTCTGCCAACATCCCAATTAGGCGTAACGCCCCGTTTATCTGGTCGCCAGCAGATGTGGTCATACCCTATGCTCCTGCGTCAATAACCTCAACTCGGGGCCTGCCACGGGGACGTTTCATTTCGTTCACCGTGACAGGCTCGTTTACCGCATCTACATCAAACCTCACCCAGCCGTTTTTTTCGTCATAAACGGCTTCTGCTTCCATACACGCAACTTTTGTCCCATGCACGGGGTGACGTAAGTAAATGACTGCCATCTAGCTTACTTCAAAAAGGCCGAGTAAGCAGCATCGCCAGTTTTTACGAAACGGTAAGTGTGTGCGCCATGACGGGCAATTGTTACCGAACCAAAGACCGTGATACCTGTGCCGGTTGTGACCGGAACAGTAGAAGAAGCACCAGAGTTGTTGTCGTTACAAATAGTCAGTTCAAAAGACGAGCCAACTTTTGCGCTTGTAATAGCTGCGTCAAGCAACGCTGCGGTGGGCAGCGTTACAGTCAACGTAGCATCCGAAGCTTTTTTGCAAACAACCAAACCAACTGCCACTTGATCCGCAGTCAAAGTTGTGTCGGCAGTCAAAGTAGTTGGGATGGTTTGAACCCCCATCACTGCTTCAAGTAGGTTGCCGTCACCAAGTTGTTGACCGCCTGCACCATTAGGGAGAGCCATGATAATTTCCTTTCAAATGAGTTAAATCAACCCCACAGACGGCAAGCCATCTGAGGACGAATAGTGCTGAAACCGTACAGTACGTCAATACGGCAAGGCATACGGTCGTTGTTGATGTCGTAAGCACGAACCACACGCATACTGATGCCGTTATGGTTTGCACGAGCAGCCATATCGACCCCCTGGGGCATGACCAAATCTGCCGTAGCAAATGTGATTGCGTCCTTGTGGTAGATCATGTTTTGCGGATAGGCAGTAGACGCCGTACCAACAAAGGTCACGGCAGCGTTGTCAGCGGGGAAGCTGTTAACGGTAGCCAAGGCGCTTGTGCTGGTGTAGATTGGTGGGCTGATTGCCATGTTTGCCAAAGCATTGCTAACGCCAGTTTGTGCGGCGGTCACAACAAATTGCTGTAGGGAACCAGTTGACTCACGGGTCTGTGGGTTAACTGCAAACACGTTTGCAATCGTAAACACATCACCAACAGTTACTGTGTCAGTCGCACCAGTAAGGCCGTCAATGCTGATGGTCGATTGGCCTTGGGTGCTAACAGCACCGTTAACCAAAATCGTACCAGCACGGGAGCCAGTGGTGTGAACCTTGATGGATTGGCTCATGTTTATTTCATCAAAGCCCAACACGCCAGTACCCATCATGCCGTTCTTAAACTGCTTGCTGATGGTGTCGGTGGGATTAAAGAAACCAGACAGGCCGTTGACCAAACCAGCGTTAGCAGCAGGGTTGACGGTAGCGTAGCGTGGAGCCATACCAGCAGCCGATTCGTTGAGTTTCTGCTGCGCTTGCAACAGAACCAAAGCGGTAGCGGGAGCAGTGCCAGGAGTTCCAACGGTGTTGAAAATGGCTTTGTAAGCATTAGCAACGTCAGCGTCAATGCTGGAGGCCAACTGAGAGATACGGGGTTTGAGAACCCGGTCTGCAAAGTCGTCCAACGACAAAGTTAACTCGGCGGTGGTGAAGTTCACACCAATGTGCTTTTGGGTAGAAACCGTCAGCGTGGTGCTTTGCTCGGCATCGTCCTGCACTTGCAGGGCTGCGCCGTCAGTCACCAGTGCCCGGTCAGGCAGGCGAATACGCAGGGTAGAACCAATTTTTGCACCACTCACAGCAAAGCTGTCGTCGTACTGTCGGTTCACGTTGCGGGTAATTACTAGGTTGTTCTCAAGAATCTCAAGAGCCTTCCGAGTAATCATGTCAATGGTAAGAATACTGTTAGCCACGATTTTTCCTTAGAAAATAAATTAAAACTTACGCGCCTGCAACGCTTTCATTTGTCGCGCTCTGTCGGCCTCAATCCACTGGCTGGTACTCATGGTCTTGATAGACCGTGGATCAGTTGTGTCAAAAGACCCAGAACCCACCCCTCTGGCGGTGACTGGTGAAATTGGCTCAGGCGCACCAGAAGTACGCTTTTGGACGGGGTTCTCGGCTAACCTAGCCTCAAGTCGTCCAATCTCTTTAGCCTGCAAAATAGGCGCTAGTCGAGAAATACGATCTGCCTCTTTCGGATTTGAGCCAAGGTGATAAACCAAGTCAGGCCCAATGTCCGACGATTGAATCGTCTGTGCCATCACGGTCGTAATCTTGAGGCTGGGGTTGTAGGCAACTTGTTCAAAGTCGCTGTACTTAGACCTAGCCGTTTCTTCACGCTCGTGATACCCATCAAGAATCTCAGCTTGCTGTTTCTGGAGTTCCCGCTGCTCAATCAGCTTGTAAGCCTTGGCCTCTGCGTAAGCATCGACCGACTCAAACTGATCTTGCGGAGGCAAGTCCACTGCCACTGCTGGCGCAGGCTGTCGCTCTCGT